GTGAGGTGCTTATGCGATCATCTGAGATAACCACATACTCAACAGGTGTTGCTTTCACTTCTACACCACTTGAGTGTTTAAACGGCGCGGTAAGTGGTGACGCGGGATTGAGCGCGACAAACTCCGCTGGGTTGCCTTCAAGGATTACGAGTGTATCACCTTTTTTTAGGTTCATCTTTTTGTAATTGTTGGTTAATATATTGCTCTACCTTTCTTAGGTAAACTTCTTTTTCTTTTTTTGTTGTGCGTTTCTTTGCCATTTACTATGGGTAATAACGTCGGTACAACTCTGGGAAGTCAAGCGCGTGACGTGACCTCAATAGCGGGTTACTCATCGCTGTATTCCCGCTGCTAAAATACATACCGTTTTCTGAATACACTTGTTTTTTTGGTGAAATTTCATTATCGGTATTCGTGTTGTATTCTGGAACGCTTGCGTTATTGTGACACAACCAATCCACCATGCGCTTGGTGTACATCTGAGCGTTGTTCATGGCGTTATCTTTCACCGCTTTAAACTCCGATTGTGAGGCGGTGGTAAAGTCCTCGCCTTGGCGAATGGTTAGCCCACCGTTATCCATCTTGACAACGAGCGATGGGATTAACTCCATGACCGTCCACCACACAAGAGCCTTCTGCAAGTAGTCATAAAAGAGCGTGCCATACGCGCCCGTGAGTGTGTCATTTTGAACCCGTGTTTTCAGGGCGTTGAGTAGGTCGCTACCTAAATACGCTTCCGCATATTTGTCCTGAGCAAGCACGGTTGCACCTTGGATGAGTGTTTGATCGACCTGCTCAGTAAGCGGGGTGTACTTGTAAAGGTCAGCGGGTGTTATGAATAATACTTCTGCCATGGTCTTATGTGTTTTTAAGTGAGCCTCTGGTGGGTGTGTTTATGGGGGCAATACCTTCCACTCCTTTTTGTGGAACGAATGGAACGTTACCGACTCGCTTGTCATTCTTTAATCCATCGTTCGGCAAGAAACGCCCTTTCTCAGTCTTTCTAAAATAGATTTGACGCTTCCAGAAGTGGTGACAATACACGCCGCCCTTCCAAGCGAAGATATCGTAAGTGCTTGAGCCTTGCGGTGCAAATTGTCCGTTCACTCCATCGTCGCCCATCATCTTGATATCTTCATACCTGAACACTTTGTTTTGTTGTGACAACTCTACCATGCGTTTACAAAATTCTCTACTGCCTTCTGAAAGGTTTTGAGAGTAGGAGTAGCGTAATTTATACAACCCCGTGTCACCCCACTTGCTTTTTTCGTCGCCCTTGGCGTAGCCGGTAAGCGATAGTTGAACGCTTTGCTTTTCTATCCACGCGGAAAGTGCTTTCTCCTCATCCTCGTGGGTGTCGTGGGCGGGCTGGTCGTCAACGAGTTCCCACTCATCGGCGTCGATTTCGTCGGCGCACTCCTCCATTTTTTCGATTAACTCCTTTTCAAGTTCGGGCGTTAGCTTGTCACCCTCCTTTGAGCAGCACACGTGAGCGGATAGCATAGGGCGCAGTTGCTCGTTAAAGAAACTACGCGCGATGTCCTCTGGGAGTTGTAGGAATTGAACAAGGAACACTATTGCTTGCTCCTCTGTCAATATACCCTCTTTGATTTTTGCAATAATATCTATTGCGCTTGCGATTTGCGCGCCGTTGTATGACTGCTTCGCCGCATCATCAACCACAGGTAGGTCGTTTTCCATTGCGTCAACAATCTCAATAACGGGCTTAACACCCGTTTCAGCATACACCAAGTCTTCAAGTACATCGGTTATCATCTTGCGGTATGGTTTAACCACCTTATCCATGTAAACCGCCATTGATTCAGTCAGCTCGTTGGCATTGTTTCCAAGGCCGCTGCTGTCACGGATACCAAACATAAGCGGGGAGGTAACACGGTGTCCGACAAATACCATTTCCTTTGCCGTTTCTTGGACAAGGTCGTACTGCTTATCCGCATCGGTCAATGGGAAAGTTTCGAAAATTGCTTTTGTGTCTGGATTATCATTGAATAACACCACCATTTTACCCGCGTTACGCGCCCCACTCAGGTTGCGCTCCATGTTACGGACCACCTCGCCCGCTTTCTCTGGGTCAGGTTGGCCGTTGTTGAATTGCGCGATGATGGATGGAAAGAAGCCGTTGAGAATGTTATTCAAATGAAACACTCCTATCTGCTGCGCTATCTCAATGTAGTGTAGTGCGCCGAAATAGTCAGGGCGGGGGTAGTAGTTGCTACCCACCGACTGCTTGAAATTGTAAACAACATACCTCGTCGGGGTAATGTCGTCGGGTGACGTTGGTAGACCTTTGAAAAGTGGAATGAAATAAGGCTTATTCTTTTTTTTGCGCTTGTCGTTCCAATCCTTCGAGTACCATACGCCGGTAATTTTATCGGTGTCCTCGTCGTATGCCACACGAACATTCTCAAAAGGTAAATGATTGACTTGTGCAATCCCTTTAAAATCCCTTGTCGGTATCACCTCCAAATATTCGCCGCCCTGGATTTTCACATCGGATGCAATGGAAAGTATTTGCTTCTCACACTTCCAGCGCTCAAGTAACGCCATTGTTTTCGGGTCAGACTTAAACCCCTTCCCCGCGATCATCTCAGCAGTACCAACACAAATAGCGTTATGAATAGGACTATTCTGGAATAACTCTATTAGATAATTGGGGTAGTTGTTGTCCAGCCCATAGTCCACCCATCCCGCTTTGTTCTCAAGTTCTTCACTCGACACGCTTTCATAGCGCGCAAGCTGAACGTTGAAGGCGTTAGCGTGCTGGCGGGTAGATGACGTCGTTTGTGGTGTCTGTATTTGTGAGGTAGTATTCTCCATTGTCTGAAATCATTATGTTTCCCCGTTCCACAACACCAACAACGGCGGCGTTTTCGGGGTCAAGGTTTGATGCGCTATTTTGTCCGTACACGGTGTATCTGTAAAGATACGGGCCGCCCGTTTCGGGGTAATCCAAACCGACCGTTGTGAGTGTCACCTCGGTGTTTCGGGTGTTTTCGTAGTTCACCACAAGAACCTGGGCGAGTTTATTTTCGGTGGTTGCCCCTGTGTTTTCTTGCTCAATTACCATAAGGTAGTGAGTGAACGCGGTTGCATAGTAACTACGCCCCTCCGCTAACGTCAGGTTGAGCGTCTGGTTTGCTTGGTTTGGGAGTAGATACTTCATGGGTTACAACGTTTGGTACAAGTTTATGAATGGTTTTCAGTTGCTTTTGGTTTAACCCTCTTAAGTCAACCTCTTTGCCGCCGATCATTACGATATCTTTTTGCGCTTTATACATGATTCAAAGTTATTAAAAAAAAGGGCGCGAACGCCCTCTTTTTATTTGCTTTTGCTTTCGCTTAGTCGTTGATTACGGTTGCACTCACGGTAATGTCGGCGAAGTTGTCGAACGGTACCGCTGTGAACGCTTCAAGTTCTGGCGCAGGTGCAGGTTCTTCAGCAGTCAACGCAAGGGTATAACCGTTAAAGTCACCCATTTCAGTACCCGTTGCGCCGCTGCGAGCAGATAGCCACGCGCCATACTGACGACCTACCATCCAGATAGCATCGTTGCGATCTTGCACAAATACCACCACGCGGTTTTTCGCAAGGCGATCAAGTTCAAGTTGCTTTGCTTGAGAAAGTTTCTTAAGCTGAACGTTTACGGTCTGAGTGTACATCAAAGAGCCATTCTGCTCGTTGGTGATGGTTTCCTCAAAGTTATTTGTTAGCTTTGAGATAGCGGTGTACTTGTACAAGGTCGCCTCTGGGAGTCCATCCACTTTTTTAGTGGTGTTATCCAAGGTTACGCCCGTTTCAAAGTCTGATAGTTGTTGAATGTACAAGGCTTTGATACCTCCGATCTTATCGTTACACTCAAATGCTACTCCTGTTGTTAATTCGCAAGCCATGATATTTTTTGTATTTAAAGAAAAAAGGGCGGGCAGTAGTTGCCGCCCTTTTTATCTCTGGTTAGTTGTTGTTATTCTTAGAACTTGTAGAACACGATTTCGTTTCCAAAGCCATATTGAACACCCGCAAAAAACTGAGCCTTGAAGCGCACGTTGTCGCTGAGGTCACTTTCTTCCATGTCCTTCACTTGTATTCTGTTCCAGTCGTTCAAAAGGTTGGTACCGAACCACAAGTTAGAAGGTTGAGCAAATACCATAGCATCGTCACTCATGCCCGGACACACGACCATTTGGTACAAGCCTATCCATGTTTGACTCACGGCGTTACCGCTTTGATAGAGGAACCCGTTACCAAGTTGCGCCTGACGATTTACATACGCCTCCATCGCCTTGTTTGACATATAGATAACAGGTTTTTCGGTTGAACGCTTCACCGCTGTCGGCATAAGGCTTACAAGCTCCTCAATCTTAGCGATGATATTCGAGGTTGTCAAGGCCGCTGGTGTCGGTACGTCAATCACGGTTGCGTCGGCTGCGAACAAGGTTTCAAAACCTGCGTATTCGCCTGCCGTTGCATCTACACCCTTCCAAATAACGGTTTCGTTTTTGGCAGCAATACCAGCAAGCATGTTGTTAATGATGTTCTCAACGAGTGCGGGCTCAAGGCGTCCGTTTTGCGCGTCATTAGCCGCCCAATCCGTTAAGAAATCTTTCTTACAAAGTTGGCGGTGTACTTGGAATTTCTCCAAGGTCAATACGCGCTCTGTGATAGTAACCGTTCCAGTCGGATCGAAGTCACAAGTTGGAGCGGCGAAGGTAATATCATCTACAAGACGTTTCACAATTTGCTTGTAGTCGATGTTTTCCTTTACGGTAATGTGTTGCAAAGTCTCGTTCGCTACGAACGCTTTGCGGATGTACTCCCCAGCGTATTTACCCGCGTAGGTAGTAGTTAATGATGTTACTGTTGGCATTGTTTTATTGGTCGATTTTTAGATTACTGATTTTGTGATATGATTCGCTCCAAGTAAGTCATTTGAGAGAATGATTTTTTTGGTGCTTCTTTTTCCTTTTCTTTTTGAAGGTTGATTTTCTCATCCTTCACGGACTTGCTGGCAGGCATTTTAGAAAGTTTCAACACTTCCGCCTTGCTTGCTTCGAGTTGCCCTTTAACGCTTGCGAGTTCGGTCTTAGCAGTTTCCGCTTCGGTCTTAGCCGCCGCGAGTTCCGCCGTTTGCGCGGTGTTAGCCGCTTCGAGTGCAGAAATACGCTCAGAGAGTTGAGCGAGAACGTCAGAGAGTTCTTGCTCTTCCTTGCCCGCTTCAACAGGTTTGATCTCTGTAATGCGCCCTTCAGACACAATTACAATAGTGCCATCCTCAAGGGTGTGTTCACCATCTGGAGCGGGTGTAGGTTCAGCACCTTCAACCACTACATACAACTCACTACCCACGGCGAAGGCATCATCTGGGGTGGCTACCATTGTGCCATCCGTCAACTTACCTTCTGCGCTG